GCATATTGTTCTAATGTTAAATCTTGTTCATCTTCATTTCTATTTGGATACGCAATCTCAGCTAATTTTCTACCATTTTGTATTTGAGATTCTAATTGAGAAATTCTACTATCGTAAGATTGCCCACTTACTGTACCAATTGAACCAACATCATTTAAAAAGTTATTGAGTTCACTTTTTGAGTATTCTATAGCTACATTCCATCCAGATTCGTCTATGGGTGAAACTTGATATTTTTCTTCATCTGCAATTAAATTTTTTAGTTCTTCCTCATTAACTTTTTTGCCGTTTTCTAATGTTTTCTTTTCTTCTTCAAGTTCAGATATTTTATTTTTAATCGATGAATAATCTACAGGACTCTCATTTAAAAATTTTTGTTTTTCACTATCAAATTTTAGATAAAGTCTTGGATCTCTATTTTCGGTTAATTTTAAATATGGAGAAGGTGAGTGCCACTCTAAAGCGTCTTGGGCAGCAAAAGACCTCATTGCATTTCCAAAAGAAAATCTATATTTTACTTTTAGTGGGGTCCATATTTTTGGAATAGAAACAAAATTTGGAGATTGGGTTGAAAATGCCCAAGGAAGATTCTCAAATGGAGTTTTAATTCCACTTATATCATGAACACCATAGATAAAAACTTGAACTCGACCTTCACCTCTAGGATCGGCATTATTTACGACTATAGCATCTCTCTCTACAACCTGAAATGTCATTTCATTTTTCCTTTAAGTTTTTATGCAAAGTTTTGATTTGGATAATAATCGGTACTAATTATTTTATTATTTTTATCACTTCTATTTGAACTATTCGTACAAGCTTCAAAAATAGTTTCATGTTTATTATCTGGTGTTAATTTATGTCTTGATGCAATTATTAAATAATGTCCATATAAAGTTCTATCTAGATTATCTTCTCCTGGAACTTTTTCTGCAAATTTAGGAATGTTCAAGTACACATTCGTTCCAGATGAAATTGCAAAATTTCCAGGAACCACTAACTTAACTCTTTGAGAAAAAAAGTTTGCGAAAATAGCTTTTCTTTGGAAAGCAATTTGTTCATGTGGTATTCTTTTTTCTGTTTCACCAGGATTTAATTCTTTTATTTCTGGTACTAAAGATGTGATAAAAGTGGTTCTAGATTCAACTATACTCGATTCGGTAGAAACATCCAAAATACTTCCATCAAACACCCTCAGATTTGAAACAGCAGGTCCATTATTCAACCCTGTAGGATGATTTATAGAATTATAATCAAAATTTAATTCCATACTTTGTCCAATATTAGAATCATAACCTATAAATTTTCCACCATAAACTCCATTTTTAATGTTCGATAAAATATCAAACTGTTGAATTACTTCAAAATGCCTTGCACCAAGCATATCTTTTATTTCTGTCGAATTACTTAAATTCTTAGGATCAAAATTTATGTTTACAATAGATCCTCTTTCCAATAGATTACTTAAACTAGCAAAGTTATAACCAAAAATATTTTCATAAAAAAGAAAACAAGGTCTACTCATTTCGTCTATCGCACATTCTTTTGCCATCCACATAATGGCTTCTATTGGATTAAAATATAGTGGAACAATAATGTCTGCTATACCTAAAGATCGATTAAATTCACCTTTTAATATTTTATTTTCTGGAGTTTTCATATAATCTCTCAGAATTTTAATAACAGCGTCTTTATAAGTTGTATTTAAAAAAGCTTGGCCAACTTTTTTGAATTGCGATGTGATAAATTCTTCGGATATAAAATGTAGTATATAAGTTTCTTTATTTTGATTAGATACTGTTCTATCAGATTGTTTGTATATTCTAAAAATTCTTTTTATATCCAATCTATCATCATCAACTTTACCTATATGAATTTTTATAAAATCATTACCATCTAACAAAAAAGAGTCGGATAAACCAGAAGAATCTTCTATCAAAATATTACCAGTTAGACATGGTTGTAAGATAGAATCGAAAATATTTAATTCTGTATAATGTCCGGTAAGAGATATTTCTGTTTTGCCTTTAACAACCAAACTCAATTCTTTAATTCTAAAACCAGTTGATATTAAATAATCATTATCCATATTATTTTGTCAATTCTTTAAATTCTTTTTCTAATAAAGGAACGAATTCTTTTTTTAGTAGTTTGATTGTTCTTTTACTTTCATTGTTTTCATGTTCATATTCATAATAAGTTTTAGTTCCTCTAGTTCTTCTTAATTCTATTTGAGTACTATCTCCCAAAGTATAATTATTTGTTGTTACAGGAGAAGTGTTTGCATAATCTTGTTGGGTTAAAAATATTGTTTTTTCGGTATATTCACCTGTATTTAATATTATTTTTTTCTCTTTCACAAAATATTCTTTTGTATTAGATTCTGCCCAAGAAAGTCCACTCACCGAAGTGTTTGATGTATCCGCATAATTATTTGTAGAATACTTTGAGTTAATAAATTTGTTTAGTGTTGTATAACTCATTGGCCAATCTAATAAAGGATTTATTATATTATTTACCATTAAAATTATCCAATGCCTCTCAGATGAATTATAAAATTTATCAGCTAAAATTTCTGGTGTTTCTCCTTCTGGAACAATGTAATCATAATAAACAACAGAGTTATCTTTAAAGGTATCATTAAACTTAAATTTAAAAGTTAAGTTTGTAATTGTGTCTAAAGATGGTTGATCTCTATCGGAGAAATAAAGAGTCTTAGGAAAATAATTGAAAAATTTCGACATTTAATTTTAAACCTTTAAGCTAAAGTTCTTAATATATTAGCACCAACTGAAGGGTCTCCAAAATTAGATTCACCCGTTTCTCCAATATAATAATTGTCTTTGGTCATAATTTCTGTTTCTTGGAAATTTAAAGATAATCTGATACCAACAGGCATACCAGTTTTTCCTAAACTAGCTTCTCCTTTATCATCAGGAACTTCATATGCCGCCCAACCATTAGGAGCATAATCGGTGTCTATAGATGTTAGAACGCAAGTCGAAATTTTTGGAATGTTTGGATTTACTCTACCATTATAATAGAATTCAATATCGAACTCTGATGGAGGCACTAAAAAGAAACCACCTAAAGCTCCCGCACCTTCTTTAAAAATTTCTGGAGCTTGATGAAATCTTAAACGATTTAATATTTTTTGTACTTCGTATGCTTCCTTACTACTTCTAGGATACAACATAAAGTCAAATCTAAATTCTCTAAAAGAAGGTGAAGTGTATATCATCTCAAGTTGAGGATTTACAACTGTTCCTGTACCTGCTGCAAAAACGCCAGCACCAGCATTTCCAAAAGTATTTTTTAATACATTATTTAAAATAAACGGAGTTAAATTTTTCATTAAAGTTTTCGTTTTTTCACCACTACCACTTATTTGACTATAACCTGCGCCAGCTGCTGCTAAGTAAGCTAGAGGTGATGCACCAAATTCCATTGAAGAATATTGCTGATTGTTAGTAAAATTTAGTGTATCTGGCATGTATAGAGCTATACTATCGGTAGTTCTTTCTATCGTCCTTAATCCCTTATCCGAATTCAGTAAACTAAAAACATCTCTTAAAACTTCCACCGCTCCAATACCACCTTCAGTAAGACCCGTAAGTACACTTTTAACTCGTTCTCTAGTTTCAGGATTATCTATTTTTGAAATAGCAGCTTCTATTTTTTCTTTAGTTAAAGAGGCAAAATTTTGTCCACCAGAAAGAAGATCGTTAATAACGCTTGTGCCTCGCAAATCTTCAGCTAATTGTACTGTGCTTGAAGCTGTTTGTGATATTGCACTTTTTGTTCCAAAATTTTTTTGATTTGCTAAAATTGTAGGAATATTTTCTTGATCAACAGGTCTTGGAAATCTAGTTTTTACCTGTTGATTTATGTGAATCACCATATAGTGACCTTTGTCTAAAGATCCTATATCCAAAGGATATCTCAAAATATTAGTAACATACTTACTGTTCGTCAATGAACGAGCTGCTGAAATTTTTGTCTCAGGACCTTTTATTTTAATATCCGTTAAATTGAAGAATGGCATACGATTCCTTTGTGAATATATAATATTTATGCCATATTCAGGAAAGTTTACTCCAAAGAATCCCACCAAATACAACGGAGATGCGACAAATATAATTTATCGATCTTCGTGGGAACTCTACGTCATGAAATATCTTGACGAGAACCCTATGGTCACCTGGTGGGCATCCGAAGAACTTTTCATACCTTATCGAAGTCCAATCGATAAGAAGATGCATCGATACTTTCCAGATTTTGTTGTAAAAACAAAGAAAAAAGACGGAACTGTAATGACTTATGTGTTAGAGGTGAAACCAGCGGTTCAGACAAAAATGCCTAAACAAAAGAGAAAAACAAAAAGATTTCTTCAAGAAGCTGCAACCTACGCAATAAATCAAGAAAAATGGAAAGCCGCTGACATCTTCTGCAAAGAACACGGCTGGAAGTTCCTCATACTCACGGAAAACGATCTCGGTCTAGTATAAATAGTCGATGGCATATTTAATCGACAGAATTCAAGCATCACTCCAAAAAGAAGGTTACGCTTCTAGATCAAGAGAATCTAGAGACTGGTTACGCACGAAAGTTGCAAACTTAAAACCAACAAAAGCCAGTTTAATGAATGATATGGCAAGGTTGCGAGAACGCAGTATTATTGGTAGAATGTATTTTTTCTTTTACGATCCAAAAACTAAAGAAAAAATGAAATACTATGATAGATTTCCTTTAGTTCTACCAATAGAAACCTACGCTGATGGATTTTTAGGATTAAATTTACACTATATTCATCCTAAACAGAGAATAATATTAATGGACAAACTTAGTTCATACGCCAATAATGACAAGTTTGATAAAACAACAAAACTAAAATTATCTTATCAGGCACTCAAGTCGGCATCAAGAATTTTTGAAAAAAATGCTTGCATTAAGAGATATCTGTTTACACAAATACAATCCAGATTTTTAGAAATAAGTGCCGAAGAATGGGACATAGCCGTTCTGCTTCCGATGGAAGATTTTACATCGGAGAAAAAACCTGTTTCTAAGTCTGTAGTTTTTCAAGATTCTAAGGATACATTTTAATGTCTTTTACACCAACACTATTTTTATCAAACATTCGTGCTAAAGATGGTTTAGCAAGACCAAATAGATTTAAAATGATTTTACCTATTCCTCGTTACATTGGTAACTTTGTTAGTACCGGAGTACTAGAAGAATTATTAAACTTACCAAATACTCTTGTTACAGATATAACAGATTGGGTAAGCAAAACAACTAGTTATGAAACTACTGGTCAACCATTCAGAAGAAGTTCAAATCCATCGATTACAAGATATTTGTCGTTACAATGTGATACAGCTGAATTGCCAGGAAAAACATTACAAACAGCTGACGTAAAAATTTACGGACCAACATTCAAAGTACCATATCAAAAGCAATACAATGATATTAGTTTAAGTTTTATTTGTACGAATGATTTTTATGAAAGAAAACTTTTTGATGCGTGGCTAGATGCAATTATGCCAACCGATACCAACAATTTAAGGTTTTCAAAAGATGATGATACACGATATATGACAGATATTCAAATTCTTCAGTATGATGAATTCATTAAACAAATATATTCTGTAAAATTAATTGATGCTTTTCCGATAGGCGTCGCAGCACAACCTTTAGCTTGGAGTGATGATGGATATCACAGATTAACTGTTCAATTTGCTTATCAAAAATATCAGACGATATATGAAGGTAGTTATGATCTTGGTGAAGCTGCAGCATCCTACTTCGGAGCAAAGAGTACAAAATTATTTGAGAATTTCTTTAAATTTTAAATGGAGTTACTATGTTACCTAAAATTGATGTTCCCGTATATGAAATAAAATTACCTTCGAATGGTCAACCAATTAAATTTAGACCATTCACGGTTAAAGAAGAAAAACTATTTTTAATGGCATACGAATCAGAAGATGTAAAATATTCTGTTGATACAATAATACAAGTTTTAAATAATTGTGTAATAAGTGATATTGATGTAAAAGATTTACCAACATTTGATATTGAATACTTATTTTTAAATCTAAGAGCAAGATCAGTTGGTGAAGTAGTAAAATTAAAATATCGTTGCAACAATGATGTAAACACTGAAGAAGGTGTAAAAAAATGTAATAGTTCGGTTGAAATGGAACTGAATGTTTTACAAATAGAACCAACTAGAGATGTTAATCACAATAATAAAATAGAAATTTCGGATAATTTGGGAATTGTCATGAAATATCCAAAGATTGGATTAATCAAAGACAATACCAATGTAGAAGATTTTAATATAATTTTAGAATTAATAATTAATTGTATTGATTATATCTACGATGAAAACAACGTATATTATGCTAAAGATTCGTCGAAAGAAGAACTAACCGAATTTTTAGACTCTTTACAATCCAAAGATTTAGAAAAAATTAAAGAGTTTTTTGACACTATGCCTAAGTTGAAGAAAAAAGTGGATTTTCGTTGTAATAAATGTGGATACGAAGAAAATATTGAATTAGAAGGTATACAAAGTTTTTTCGCATAATATTTGGTCATGATAATTTACAGAATCACTATCACACCAATTTTGCTCTAATGCAACATCACAAATATAGTTTGACAGAATTGGAAAATATGATTCCGTGGGAAAAAGATGTCTATGTGAATATGTTAATGAGATATCTAGAAGAAGAATCTGAAAAATTAAAAGCAGCTCAGCAAAAGAGATAATATATGGCAACAAGAGGAAATACAAAAAAACCTAGTACACAAAACAGACTAGCCGAAATTGTCGCATACAGAAGAAGTCAAGGTGGCAGTGTTACTGGTTCTTTAGCTGGTGGAATTAAGGAAAGACTAAAAGAAAAATTTGATCCTAGAAAACTCTTGGATCAAAAAGGATTGCTTACAGCTTTATTTCCTGGATTGAAAGCTTATAGTGCTAAAACTGCAGCGGCTGAACTTTCAAAATCCTCTATGCAGGTCGCATCATTCGATGAGATAAAACCTACTTTAGAAACTATTGCTTTCAACACAAAAATGACAGCAAAAAATACTATGGTTCTTCCAGCTTTACATAGAGATGTAAATGTAATACGCCAAAATATTGTTAAGTTAATTAAATTAAAAGGTGGCGACACTAGAACAAAAGCAGACATGTACTTTATGAAAGCAAAAGAGAGGGAGGACAAATACGAGAGAGACTTGAAGAAAGAAAGAGTTAAAAGAGATAATACTCAAAAATTAAAAGATGATGAAGAAAAAAATAACAAAGGTATGATCGGTAAAATTATTACCGTCATGATAAATGGACTTAAAACTATAGTATCAGCAATTATAAACTTGGGTAAAGCAATTGTTGGAGCGTTCAAATTTATAGCTGATGTTATAATTGAAACTATGACAAGTGCCATAGGACTTATATTAAAACCTCTAAAGTTGTTAGGAGGAATACTAAAAGATTTTATTGGAGACTTTTTTAAAAATAGACTTTTACTCCTTTTGGTTAGTTCAATAGTAAAAGGAACAATTAGTTCTGTTTTCGGTCTACTATTCAGTAAAAAGAATTTAGTTAGATTAGGTTATTTTTTACTTGGAGTTTTCGCAACAACTTTTGGTTTACAGTGGGCAGCAGAAAAATATAGAGAAGTCAGTATGACAGAAAGTGGTTTAAGTGAGTCGGATACTCTAAAAGAAAAAACAGAGGCTGCAAAAAAATCTTCTGAAAATTACAAAAGTCTATTGAAAACGGCTGAAAGTAAATCAACATTGCCCTATAAAATAACCGACGAAGAATTTCAAGAATTAAAAACTTCAAAAATACTTCCACAAAATGCTAATAGGGAAGCAACTGTGGGTAGACAAGCAGGTTATGCTGGAAAACAAATGCAAGTTTCGGATGGCATGTTTACGGATATTATTCCCAGTGTAGAAGAAGCTGCACATGGAGCATATAAACAAAGTGCTCTTTTTAATGCAAAAGCTTATCAAGATTATTACAAATTAAAAAATAAAGGTTTATATAAAGTTCCTGTTCCTGGATTAAAAGATCCTTTGACACTATTACTCACTAAAGAAGAAGCTTCAGAGTTTGGCAAAAAGACAGTCTTGTATGACTTGACAATGGAAGCTTTAAAAAATGAAGCTAGTCAAAAAAATCCTGATGAAGGTATCATAAACGGTTTGATTAGAAAACTAAACGGTATTAAAAGTGAGATGGCTGAAAAGTCTTTAAACTTGGTTGAAGATCAATATAGTCCGGAATATAAAGAATACGATTTAGTAAAAAAGTCTTTAACTATATTAAAAGACCTATCTCAAAGTCCATCGATGTTAGGATTAGCAGCAGAAAGTGTATTAAAATTAATTACCGATTCCGATATCTACAAAGAACAACAAAAGGCATTTGGTGAATCTGTAGATAAATTCATCGCAGATAAAAATCTGAGTAGTTTCGACAACCTTTCAATTGATAGTGCAACTATAGATCAATTAAGAGGAAAAATAGAAAATCGTTATAAAGAGTTTCAAGCTCAACATATAATGGATAGAACCAATGAAAATCAAAACCAATTCACAAGTGTTAAACAACCAATTATAATTAACACAGAAAATCAATCAAAAAAATCTTCACCATATGACGGACTTGGTACTCCAGCTTCAGCTTGGAATAACGATTTTATTGATAAGTATTTTTCCGAAATGATGTCTAACCCATTAGGTCCTTTTAGGAATTAAAATGTCTAGACTAGCACAAATAGTTTCTTCCAGAAGAAGTCAAGGTGGCAGTGTTACTGGTTCTTTAGCTGGTGGAATTAAAGAAAGACTAAAAGAAAAATTTGATCCTAGACAATTAATAAATCAAAAAGGTTTATTAGTCTCACTTTTTCCTGGATTAAAACCTTTTAAAGCAAAAACAGAAAGAGCTTCTAGAGAATCTGGGAAATCTATAGAAAAATCGTCATTAGACTTTTCAAATGTTAAACCCATATTTGAAAATATTCAATACAACACAACAATAACAGCTAAAAATTTGTCTGTTCTTCCTTCAATACATAGAGATTTTAATGTAATCAGACAAAATATCGTAAAATTATTAAAATTAGAATCGATAGATGCTGCGACAAAAGCCGACATGTTTTTTAAAGCTGCAGCAAAAAGAGAAGAAATGTATGAATCTCAACTATCTAAAATTAAAACTGAATCCAAAACACCGTCAAAAATAGAAAAATCTAAAACAGGTTCAATTTTCGATCTTTTAATATTTGGTGGTTTATTAGCACTACTAGTTGTGTCAATTAAAAAAGTAGTTGAAGTTGTAGATAATATAAGAAATATTGATATGAAAAGTGCTATGCAGGACTTTGGAAACTATTTAACAAATTCTTTTGAAAAAATATTCGATTCTTTAAAAAACATCGCTGACATACCAGCAATGTCAATAGGAGACTTGAATTTAAAAGATATATTTGCGAGAATACGAAAAGGTGAATCTGGTGGCAAATTAAAACCAGAAGATTATAACGTAGCCTTTTTAACAAAAGGTCAAAAAACTCCTGAGCAGTTTTCAGGTAAAAAATTGACCGATATGACTCTACAAGAGGTTTTAGATTTTCAAAAAAATAGAGAATCTGTTCAATCTGGTCAAAGTGCTGTTGGTGCATACCAATTTATGCCTACGACATTATTTGGAAAAGAAGGTTTTTATGGCAAAGGTAAAATAGGTGGAATAGTAGCTAAATCAGGTTTTTCTATGGATACAAAATTCTCCAAAGAAACACAAGATAGACTAGCAGAAATATTAATGCAAGAGAATGTCAAGGCTTTAGAATCAATGAAATTTCCAATTACACCACAAAATTTAGCCATGGCCTGGTCGATTGGTCCCGGTGGTGTTGCTGCAGTTTATAAAGCAATAAAAGAAGGTAGAGGAGAAGAATCTGTTGCTAGTGCATTGAAACATGAGAGACTTCCTGTAAATGAAAAAAATAATCCTCATTTAGTAAAAAACAAAGCAAAAGATTTTTATGGATATTTTACGAAAAAAATGGGTTATAGTGAAATGGAATTACCTCCGGGAGTGACGCTACCAAAAAATGTTCAAACGCAACCAGACACATCAAAAACAATAAAAGAAGAACCGAAAAAACAAACATCACCAGTTTCTTTTAATACGAACGCAAATAGAGATTTAAACTTGGCTGGTGTTTCTTCTAGAAGTAGAGCAAGTTCATTACAAGATAGATATCTTGATGTTTCAACTCAAAATGTGTTACAAGAAACTCCCATAGTTTTCATCAATACAAATAATAAACAAAATCTTGTGGTTTTAGGAAAAGAAAGTAAGTCTAAAGATTATTTACCTTTCTTGTTTGAAACTGTTGTAATATAAAAAACCCACCTTTCGGTGGGTTTTCTTTTAGTCTTGAGCAGCTAGTGATTTAAAGTAATCTAAATCGTCATCATCAATGTTCGATGTACTATCAAAGACAGGACCTTCGAGATCAGGTGAATTTTTAGGTATCACATAATCTTCAGCTTTAGTTCTTGGTGCAACAGCTTCAAAACCTAGAGCTTTATCCAAACGAGCCTTCAATTGCTCATATGATTTAAAATGTTTCTTCTCTGTAAATTCTTTGAGAGAATATTCGTTCTTCCAAAGTTGTTCAAGTTTATCATCATCACCATCAAGTAAGGCTGACTTATCAGCAAACTCTGATTTATCATAATTACGATAACCTTCAACATTACGAATCTTCAATTTGAAGTTAGCACCTTCCCACAAATCAAATGGATTTACAGGAGTTTCATCAGCAAATTCAGGATTCATTGCTTCAGTAATCTTGTCGAAGATTTTTTTACCAAACTTGAACAGTTTAATCTGA